GAGCGGTACGTAGACGCCGCTGAGGAAGCCGGCCGCCGTGCCGATGACGGTGCCCAGACTCGAATTCGCGCGCTGTGTCGAGACCGACACGGTGAGGGCGAAGGCCAGCGCCGCGCCGAAAATCGCGGCAAGCGCTATCAATCCGAGCAGCTTCGCGTCGGTGGCCGCGTTGCGCCAGGGAAGCGTCACATGGTCGACCACGGTGAAATACGCTCCGGTGACGGCCAGCACGATGAGCTGCATGACGAAGCCGATAATCGCGGAGCTGGCGAGATAGGAGGCCTGTATCCGCCACGGCGAGTGGCAGGCGAGGCGGAAGTCGTCGGTCAGGCCGTTTTCGCGGTCGTAGACCATCTGGCTCATGCCGGTCAGGGGTGTGGTGATGGCGGTGATCGACAGGATGCCGCCTATCAGCCACGGGTCGAGCAGGTCGCTGACGGTGACGGGGGTTGCAGCGCTTGCTGCGGTTGAGCTGTGTGCGGCGGCCGCGCTGGCGGCTGCGTTGCCGGCGTTCATGGCGTCGGTCCAGTTGCCTTCCAAAGTCTGCTTGAGGAAGACGATATACAGCACGAAGGCGATAAGCGCACCGAGCAGCGAGAACAGCATATTGGTACGGTTGCGGGTGAACAGCAGCAGGTTGCGTTTGGTGAGGGCGATCATGAGCGGGACTCCTTGGAAGTGGTGGCGGATGTGGGGTTTGGGGTGGTGATTTGGTCGGCATCGATGGTGCCGTTTTCGTTGTGGCCGGTGAGCGTGAGGAATACGTCGTTCATCGTGCCGCGCAGGCAGCGGAAATCGAGTATGTATGGCCGCATCGCAGTCAGCAGGCCGATGCATTCGTCAGCGCTGGAAACGCTCAGATGCAGGTGATTGCCGTCGATTGTGGCCACAGCGGTTGTGGCTTGCGTGGCGTTGCCTGCTGTCATGTCTGGCTGGCTTGCCGCGGTCGAAGTCGCAGATGCAGACGCTCCGTCAGCATCATCGAATCGCTGCGCACGAGCCACATAATCCTGCGCAATCTGCTCGATTTCCTGCCGACGCTCCGGGCTGAAGGTGATGTCCAACGTGTACTGCGTGTAGCGCTGGATCAGCTCCTGCGCCGAACCCTGCGCGTGGATGACACCGTGATCGATAAGGTAGACCTGCTGCGCGTAATTTGCCTCCTCAAGATAATGCGTGGTAAGCAGAATCGAGAGGTTCTCGCGCTTGCGCAGCCCGTCGAGCATCGTCCAGAGCGTGCGCCGCGTCGCAATATCCAAGCCGGTCGTGGGTTCATCGAGTATCAGCAGCTCGGGCCGATTGATGAGCGCACGGGCGATGTCAATGCTGCGCCGCTGCCCGCCCGAAAGCGAGCCATACTGCTGGCCCGCGAAGGATTCGGCACCGACCAGCGCAATGACTTCGTCCACCCGGCCGCGCGGCGTTCCGGGATACAACCGTGCGCGTATCGAAAGATTCTCGCGCACCGTCAGCGTCGGATCGAGCACGCTGCCTTGGAACACGACGCCGAGGCGCGGCGCGTGGGCGTGCGACTGGGACTGAGCGCCATATTCGATCACGCCGCCATCGGGCTTGGCCAGTCCGGTCAGCATGCTGATCGTCGTGGACTTGCCGGCCCCGTTCGGCCCGATCACCGCTGTTAGTGCGCCCGGCTCGATGTCCAGCGACACATCGCGGACGGCCTCGTGCTTCCCATACCATTTGGACAGATTGCGTGCCCTCATCACCGTGCTCATCGCTTCCTCCCTCATACTGTTGCGTTGTTGCGCGAACATTTGCGTATCGCGTATCCGCGTGACGTTTTCCTTGACGTTTTCATTGTGCGATGCGCCGCTCACCGCCGAAAGCTGAGAGCGCCAAGCGGTTCCATCTGCACGGTGAGTTGCGGCTGAGCGGCGGTGAGCGTTCTTTGCAACGGGCGCGATGCACCCAGGTTGAGACGCACAAGTCGGCCAATAGCGATTTCGAATGGCGGAATTCCGCGGCTACGAAATGCTATCGGCCGACTTGTGCATGAGGCGCGACGTCCCGGAAAGACGACAGGGCATGTGTTACACTGGTCGCTTGTGCGCACGCACATGCGGATGTAGTTCATCGGTAGAATGGAAGCTTCCCAAGCTTCAGAGGCGGGTTCGACTCCCGTCATCCGCTCTCTTTCTGATCCTTGCAAATCAACGGTTTTTCCTTATGGTAGTAGGCGTAATCACATGTTCGGTTTTAACCGAATTTAATGGAATTTAACCGAATTTAATGAAAGATGTGGGCAAAATGTGGGCAGAGACCACGCTCTTCCGATGCTGCAGGAATGCTCACTGAACGCAGAAAAGTGCTCCTCGCCTCCTACGCGGAGGCGAGGAGCACATTGTGCATTATCCAACTGGGTTTGCGGTTTATTTGCTGATGGTACCGATTAGACTAGTGCGGCAGTGTCGGCTGTCACCAGTTCGGAAGGTATTGTTGCCAAGGGTGCCCTTCAGGCAGGCCGACTCGTTCCAGCATGGCGTTGTCGTGCTGCCAATGAGGCAAGAGAACAGGTGCGGAAGAGGCGGGCTCCTTAAGAAGATCCCATCTATCCTCGTAACCTGCGAAGGTCGGGATATCAATACGAGCACCACTGATGTCGGTGTGACGCTTTCCAGATTTTGCTTCAGGGTCAGTCAGCCAGCTTTGGTGCCCAATCCAGGTCCCTGCTATGACGTGATTCCTGGGCACCACAAATCCACGAATATCGTGCGTTGCTTTGTCTACTTTGACCAGGACAAACCATTCGCTATTCTGCTGGGCCAAACCTATTCTACGGATGTTAAGCGGCCAGTTGCCCGCGGTCGTAGTCTTTACCTGGATGCTGATCTGCCGGGAATCCTCGGCATTAATAGCAAGGATGTCCGTGCGGGCGACACCGTCTCTGGTAAGCGCCGGATCCCAGCCCCGCATCGCGAGTTCGGCGCAAACCCAGAATTCCCCGATGCTTTTCGTCTGCTTAGTATCTTTCACCGTTTCCCCCCAAACTCTTTGTCAAAGCCATATAATGCTGCCGAGAGGAATTATAGAACTATCAGTATAAAGAATCGCCCCTCACTTCCCATGGGAAGTGAGGGGCGATTGGATTTTGGTTTACGTGCATGCTTATTTGCTGGTGATTTGTTTGATGCTGGCTCCGTCGCTGACTTCGGGGATGCCGGAGATGCTGGTGAGCAGACTGATGACGCCGGCCAGCGCGGCGGCTCCGGCTACCATGATCCAGTCGACGCTGCCGATGGTGACGGCGCTCACGGGGATGATTGCGATGGCGGCTTGGGCGGCGGTCTTGATGGCGCGCACTGCTGCGGCTTTTGCCCATTGGGCGAGGGTCTGGCTGGTAGTGGTTTCTTGGGCGAGTGCGGCTAGGCTCTCGCTGTTGTATTCGGATTGGGATTCGGGTTCGTTCATGATGCTTCCTTTCAGAGTGTGATAGTTTGTCCGGGATGGATCAGGTTCGGGTTGCTGATGCGGTTTTTGGCGGCTAGGGCCTGCCATGTGGTGTGGTGGGCTGCGGCGATGCCGGAGAGAGTGTCGCCGGGTTTGACGGTGTAGGTCGCCGCTGGCGCTGGCGCTGGCGTGGTTTTGGCGGGTGCGCCGAGTTTGCTGTTGATGATCGCCTGCACTGCTTTCGCGTAGGTGCCCAGCAGCCGCTCGCGCTCGTTGCCGTTGCCCAGTCGCCCGGCGATGGCTTCGTTTGCGAGCGTTTCATGGGATTGTTTGGCGCTGGTGACGCGGGCCCGTTCGTTGACGATGGCCATGACCGCCGTGTATTTCGCGCCGAGCTTGGCTTTGCGGGCATCGCCGTTGCCGTAGTCGCCGTGCTGCACGGCGCTGGCTAGCTGCTCCAAGGATCCGGAAGCCGCAGAGGGGTTGGATGCGGGCATGGGCGCGGCAGCAGCTGAATCCCATTTGACCTGTCCGTAGTCGGCTAGGGACGTGCGGTTGCGGTCGACCTGGCCGCCGCCGATGGTCACGCCATTGCGATACTGGTAGATCCTGATGCCGGGAGCGATCTTGCCGCCGCTCCATGCGTAGGTCTGCCACGCCACGTAGCCGCGTGACATCGCGTGGGCGCATGGCCCGTAGCCCGCATACAGTCCCGTGCACTGCTTGCCGAGCACGCCGGCGATGCCATCCAGATAAGCGTCGAGCAGCCCATATTCGCCCGGCTGCAGATCATAGTCCACGGCGAAATACACCACGCTCCTGGGAAGGCCGAGCGTCCTGAGCGCACTGAGCGCCGCCTGTCCGTCCGCGACGCCCGCGCTGCGCCCGCCCTTGACGGTCCGTCCAGTGGTCTCGTACACGAGTGCGAGAGATAGGCCCGCCGCCCGGATCCGCTGGATCTCGCCCGTGGTCAGTCCTTTGCCGCTGCCGGTCAGGTAGCGGATCACTCCAGCGATGCCGGCTGCCTTGACTTGGACGAGGTCGGGTCGGGCGAACGAGTAGTCGATGAGTTCAGTAGCCATGATTGATTCTCCTTGATAGTTGGTTCGGGGTATGAAAAAGCCGCCCCGGATTGGAGCGGCTTAAGAGATGATGATTGCGGACTAGGGCCTGTGGTGTTCGCTCAGATAGTTCTCGGCCTCCTGCATGACCCAGCAGGTAGCGTGTAGCGCTTCGAGCTTGGATAGCTCGTAGCGGATCTGTGCGGACTGGTTGCCGTCGCGGCCCATGAGCGCGATCAGGGTGTTCTTGATCGTGTTCTTGCTGCCCTCGAGCTGCAGATTCTTGAGCTCATCGATGTCGTCGGCGAGCTTGTTGGTTTGCATCCAGTGTCGGTTCATGGCGCTGTCGTACGGTAGTTTGCCGGGGTCGACGTGCGCGTACATCCATGTGCCCAGCGATGTGAGCATGCCCGGCCACAGTTTGGAGACGAGCGCGGCCAGGGCGATCAGCGCGGGTGCGGAGAGTAGGCTGCCGATGAGCGATTGGATCATGGAATGTCCTTGTCTGTCGTAGGAGCGGGGAGAATGATGCGCGCGGGCAGCGGCGCACGGCATAGGAATGCCGCCGGGGCGGCCGGGAGGCGGTGCACGAAACGGCCGGCCATGCGATGGACTCGGATCGGAATGGGGCACGATGCGGGGCTGGAATGATGCGTCCCGGCTTGAGAGCCTGTATCCTGCTGTGGCTAGAGGTCGCCGAGCGTCCAGCGGGCGTGACGTTGGATGAGTATGTTGGCCCAGTAGCATGCGGACATCGCCAGGATGACGGCGAGCAGGCCGATGGCGAGCTGCGCGGGCAGTGCCATCGCGGGTGCGTGGATGCGGGCGAGGGAGAACAGGGCGAATTTTGTGGTTTTGAGCGAAATGTCGTTGAGCGCGTAGAACACGAGGCTGCATCTGCCGATGGTCGATATCCAGGAGAGACTGGGGAGCAGCAGGCTCAGGGCGATGGCCATGGCGATGCCGAGGACTGTCGCGGCCGAGCGGCACAGGTAGAACAGGGGCGTGCTGCCGTGCGCCTGCTGGTAGGCGCTGACCATCAGGAACGATGCGGCGAACAGGGCGAATAGGGCGATTGCCGCCGCGAGCCGTCCAGCCAGCGGCAGCCGGTCGAGGCGTTTGATGTCGATGCTTCGGGCGAGCAGGTATCCGAAGCCCACCCATGCCGTCGCCTTGAAGAGGTTGCCCAGCTGGAATGGCAGCATCGGGAAGACGGCGCTGGACCCCACGGCGTAGCCCAGTCCCACGAATGCGGCGAACAGGGCGAACAGGGCGATCCGGTTGCCTTTCGCGATCCTGGCCAGGCACCATAGGAACAGCAGGGCGCTGAACAGCGACCACAGGAACCACAGGCCGCTGCCGCCCTGCGCGAGCAGGATGCCGGTCACGTCCCGGAGCGGGTCGACGGCCGTGGACTTGCCCGCCTGGGCGTACAGGCTGGGCCTGAGCAGCTTGACGAGAGGCACGACCAGTGCGAACGACGAGAACACGTAGTAGGGGACCAGCAGCGTCTTCGCCCGTTTGGCCAGCAATGCCCTGAACCTGATCGCGGGCGAGAAGAACAGTCCGCTTAGCAGGAAGAACAGGGGCATGTGGAACGTGTATACCGCCGCGATCAGCGGGCCCAGCGCCGGGAACCAGCCCGGCCCCAGATGACCGAAGAACACGAGGAACATCGCCACGCAGCGCGCGGCATCGACCCAGACGACCCGGCCCTGGCCGGCATGCGGATTCGATGCTCCCCCCCCCACTCCATGAGATCCTCCGATTCCCCCCTGGCGCGCCTATCCTGACAGGAACAAGAGTACACCACGCCCGCTGCGCCCGGGCGTCACTGGGGCGTGATTTTCCTCCAGACTTTGTTGATGTTCATCCATATTCCCGTGGTGCCGGCGGATTCGTTCATCACGGTGATCTTCGAGTTGAGCGAGCGGCTGGGCGAGGGCGTCGCCGTGTATACGCTCGAGCAGTCGGACCCCTTGACGTTCTCGCCCAGGGCGAGCGAGCTGCTCTTGGTGGCAGGGATGTCGGCCGACTGGTCGGTGAACGACAGGAAGTTGTCCAGGGTAACGGAGTTGTCGACGTGGTTGTCGCGGTTCTGGCCCAGGAACGCGTTGTCTTGGAATACGAGATAGCGGAACGTCCTTTGGTGCCCGGTGATGATGTTGCCGGTGATGCGCTTGAGCTTGTTCGTGTTGCTCGCGTTCGTGCCCACGACGCCGAACACGCTGTAGTCTCCTGACGAGGGTTGTATCTGCAGGTTGTTGCCCGAGCAGTCGAGCATGGGCGTGTCCGCGAGGTTCACGGCCGCCATCGTGGGAGCTATGCCCATCATAGACAGCGGCTTGGTGATATTGATGGTGTTGCCCGTCATGATCAGGCGGCATCCCATCGCCGTCGGATCGGACGGGTCCAGACTCGTGATCAAAACGTTATTGAACACGTTGTCGCGCACGTTGATAGTGCAGTCATTGGCGTGGATGTAGAATCTGCCGATGGATGTCTGCGTGTAAGTAAACGTGTTTGCGATGAACGACGCCTCGACAACGTCGGTGAACGGCTGGCCGCCGTAGTACTGGATGAAGCTGGATGCGTAGCCCGGCCCCTGCTCGAACGTGTTCGCCTCGAACATGATGTTCTTCGAATGCCAGTCGATGGCGATGAGCGGGGCATGGCACATCCCGACGTAGTTGCCCACGATGTTCGCGCTCTCGACGCCCTCGAGGTCCACGATGCAGTCGTTGCCGTGCCGGAGCGTGTTGCCGATGGCCTCGAGGCCCACGACGTTGTCCATGAACAGACAGCTCGCCCCGTCGCAGTCGATGTGGTTGTTCTCGATCCGGATGTCGCGGTTGGGCTTGTATGCCTGAAAAACGGTCGAATTTGGAGTGGCGTCACCGCCCCACACCGTGACCCCGCATTCCCCGCCCGCGGCTGCGTTGACCAAGCGGTTGCCGCTAATGTCCACGCCTGAGACGTTCGAGAGCGTGACTGCGCCCAGCATCGCGGGCCCCTTGGTCGATCCCCAGTAGTCCGTTCGGCATCCGCGCACCGTGATGTTCGTGCTCACGAACGTGCCCGCCTCGGTCTCGGCGAACGGCTGGGACGGCCATGTGCCGATCCTGACGAGATAGCCTCTGATGGACACGCAGTCGATGATGGCGATGTTGTCAACTCTCCCATCTTGGTATATGGCAAACATGCGGCTGTCGGCACAGCGGAACGCCAGGTTCTCGATCCGGGTGTCACTGCCGGGTCGAATCAATCCCGATTCAACGTCGCCCTGGATGTTGATGATGGCCTGGTGCGACTCGCCGACCAGCCGCATGCCCGAGAACGCTATGTTTTTGCTGATCCGGTATACGCCGTTGGATACGTACAGCGAGCCGCGCCCGTGCGAGGACACCCATGCAATCGCCGCGTTGAACGCATCCGAATCGTCGGTCGCGCCGTCGCCGGTCGCGCCGAACCGCTTCACGTCCACGTACGGCCACCATCTGGCCATGGCCGTGCGCGTCTTGGAGTCCTCCGCGTCGATATATGCGCCAACTGCGGTGTCGTTGTCAACCGCATTCACGCCAGGCAGACCGCGCGGCCCCTGCGGCCCGTCGTCTCCCTGCGGGCCGGGCACGGCCATCAGGCGGCGCTTTCCCACGATCTGGTCCACGGTAATCAGCTCAGCCATTGTCTTCCTCCTAGCTTTCTCAGCTCAGCGTCCAGTAGCCCTCGCCCAGCCGCTCAACGTGGTTGTCGGGCGCGGTGGCCTTCATGCGCCATAGTCCGCCCGTATACGATAACGTCCCGTCATTGAACACGTTTTTGTTGATGTCGATGACCGCCCACCCGTCCTTGGAGAACCACAGGGCGCGCTGCCACAGGATCGCACCATCTTCTGTGGCCAGAACGAACTGGCCTGTCCATTGCGACATGTCCAGCGGCATGTATTCGCCGCCCGTTTCGCTCTGCACCAGCGTCTGTATCCCGTAGCGCATGCTCGTGCCGGCATGTACCAGCAGATCGGCCCTTACCGTTTCCATATCCTCGTACACACCGTTCATGACTCGTCTCCGTTCCCGGCATCGGTCGTCTCATCGTCCCCGCCAGCCACGAGCACCACTGATGCGCGCGGATAGGCGATGGTGGTCTTCCACCAGCCGTGCTCCGGCATCGGTATGACGTTGGAATCGCCGTCGTGCGCGTACCCGTAGCGGCAGCGCCGCGTGCGCAGCGTGTACGATGCCCCAGGCGTCATCCCGCGGATGCGCGCGATGTTCGCATAGGATGCTCCCATCACATTCGCTGTGTTCGTGCCCCACGTCTCAACGGTCGCCTGCACGGCGTCCTCTCGCCTGGGATACCCGGCCACTGGGCTCCCCGATACGTCGAGCAGGTCGAAGGCCACGCCGGCACGCGCGTTGACGCCGTACGCAGTGTCGCCGTAGGCGTTCACGCCCAGGTATATCCATGCTGAGAGCGACACTTGCGCGACGCCTGTCTTGGGCGCGACGAACGCAAGCGATGCGTCATACTTCGTGTCGTAGGGAACGAACATGAAATCGTGTATATTCCCCGACTGCGAGGATCCGTCATCGTACGATGAGTTGTTCTCCCCATAGCCCTGCTGCCCGGTGAGATACGAAGTGAGCAGCGCCAGCGATGCGGTCAGCGCATCAAGCTTCGCGCTCAGCTGGCTTATCTCCGTGCCGGTAGGGCTGTTCGCCTCGTTTTTCTCGCGGTTGCGGCGCTGTTCGGCGCGTCGCGCGTTCATGTTCTCGTCGCCACGTCCTGGCGCGTATTTGCGTGGTATCGCTTCTTCGTCCATGGATTATCCTCTTGATCTCGCCTGCACGGTGAGCAAATCCTTTGATGAGTCTCCGCTCACGTCAGTGATTTTCAGGTGCAGGAGCTTTTCTCCCATGAAATCGTCATCGACGCGCAGATCTGCTATGTCGCCGGGCATCACGTGGTATTCCTCGCCGACTTCGATGCTCATGGTCTCGTCGGGGTGGGAGCCGTAGGCGATGTCTGATACGGCCGCCGATCTGAGGATATTCAGATCTGTGACGGTGGTGCGGGTTTTGTCTGCAACTTGCAGAAGTACGGGCGAGGGATCCGAGCTTTTCCTGCAGATGATGGTCTTGTCGCCTGATTTTCCTCCAGCCACATATACCTGATTGGCCATGTTCTCCCCTTTGCCGGTGACTTTGACGAGTCTGACCCTCTGGCCGGGGACGGATGAATCCCATGCGCCTGGCGTGCCGCCCTCAAGCCATTGATGATCGATGATCTCGGACATCACGCGCAAATCGAACGTGAGATATCCGGACTCTGTGATTCGTGGGTCGAAACGGATTTCAGGCCCATCGGCGAGCGCGGTGATGTCGGCGAGTCGGTCGGATACGGGGGTTAGGTCGAAGCCGTTGAGTTGGAGTTGGTGGTTGCCGTTTTCTTGAAGTTCAGGCAGGGTGATGGGCAGGGCTCCCCATTTCATGGCTTCGTTGACGAGTTTTCGTGAGATGTCGCTGTAGGTCCCGTTGAGCAGCATGGTCCAGGCGCCTGCACCGTGGTCTTCGTCGATGAGCAGGGTGCCGTCGGTCCAAGTGGGGTCGAGATCGTGGCTGAGGGCGAGGCGTATGGTCATGAGGCTCCATCCACCGCCGCAGGTCAGGCTGAGTTTTCGTTGGATTGCGTCATAGTCGTAGTCGATGAGCGGGCCTGCATGTTTCACTTCTTCGTCGCCGGATGTGGGGTCGGTGCGGTGCACTGCGATGATTGCCCCCCACATTTTCAGGGCGTCGTAGAGTCCTTTGGGGATTTTGAGCGTGTTTTGCGAGTATTGTATGCCTATTTGGAGGCTGCCGGATTCGTTGATGGTGTCCGACCATTGCGCTGTTGTGTACGGGAGCTGGAACATCGGTTCTCCGAGGGGTCCGAATACGGAGCATATCAGTGGGTTCAACGTCATTTGGTCATCTCCATGCCGGATAGACGGTCATTGATACTTTGCTTGCGTTTGCTGAAACGTAGATGATGCTCTTTCCTGGCGGGATTTTGAATGCGCGGCCGGATACTGCGCCTGAACTGGGGATCATATCGCGCAGGTCGAGGTCGAGGCTGGTGTTGCTCCCTGTCCAGAGTATGGTTCTGTCTTTCAATGTGAGGGACAGGGATGTGACGTTGTCGGCGTGCAGACGAGGCCATGATGGGGAGCGGCCTGCGTTTTCGACGTGCAGCATTCCTCCTGCGGCGATGAATGTGACTGGATCACCGTATTTCAGTGGGTCGGGGCAGTAGATGATGAGCGTAAACGTGAAGATTTGCTCGCCCATAAGCATGAATGGTTCGGGGTCCTGGGCGATCCACCCGCTCATGTGTCTTCGCCCGTGCGCATCCTGGATGATGATTGTGAGCGTCCGAGTCATCAGATCGCAGATTCTGTCCTGCAGGTTTGCGGTTTCGATGCTGGATAGGCCGACCGCTTCCCCGGTGATGCTGATGGTGCGTCCTCCGGAGGTGAGACGCGAGGGCCACCATGTGCCGTCCTGTTGAGGGATGTCGATTCCGTTTTCGCGAGGCGGCACTGCTCCGAGCCCTTTGAGCCCGTCCGTGACGATTCGCAACGGCCCGTCATGATAGGGTTCCGAGCCGTCAGTCAGTGATATTGTTTTCGCGTCGCTCTTTATGCTGATGCTGGTCATGGCATTCCCCCTATCGGATCGGTATTGCCACTGTGCTGCGCCGATTCATCGCGTCTATTGCGGCCATGACGATGCCTGGATCATTGCTGTTGATTTCATAGCGGTAGTTGTTCGTCGTGCTGGAGTGCGATTCCTGCGCCCGGTTCAATGGCGTCACACTAGCGCCCGTCGGCAGGGACAGCACTTCCGGTCCGCGTTCGCCGACCATGACCAGGCCGGGCGAGGTGATGGTGCCGCCCTTGGCGAGCATGGGGATGCGGAAGCTCTTGCCTCCCACGCCGGGCACCCAGTCGGGTATGTCGAAGCCCTTGCCGCCGAGCGTGCTGTTCCAGAATGATTTGATCGCTCCGAATGCGGAGCGGAACGGCGCGGTGATTAGATCGGATACCACGCTGAATGCCGCGCCTATCGCGCTGGGGATGGAGTGGAAGAAGCCGAGCAGGCCATGCCATTTGCCCACGATCCAGTCGCCCGCGCTGCCGAACCACTGGCGGATGTTCGCGATGCTGGAGCCGAGGAAGCCGGTGAAATCAGCCCACAGCTTGCGTCCCAGGCTCGTCTTCGTGAAGAACAGCACCAAAGCCGCGACGAGGGCGGCGACGGCCATGACGACCAGCATGACCGGGTTCAGGCTCATTGCCATGTTCAACCCGGTCTGCGCGCCTGTGGCCGCTGTGGTCGCTGCCGTCTCGGAGCCCATCATCAGCGTGCGGATCGCGCTCAGGCCGTTCGCCACGCCGGTCGCGACGTTGAACGCCGCATATATGCCGGCGAGCGTGCCTATCACTCCGGCCAGCGCATAGACGAGCGTACGGTGCTGCGTCATCCACCCGGTGGCTCCTGCGGCCCACGTGGACACTTGGGTGAGGATGGGCATGAGGAACTGGCCGAGCTGGATCTGCGCACCCTGCCATGCGAGGTTCATGTCCCGTTGGGCTTTGGCGTTCTTCGTGGCCGCGTCCACCCCCTGCCCGCTCAGGGTTAGGCCCAGATCCGAGCTTTTTTTCATGAGCTGCTCCACGCCGGCTGATCCTTGGTTGAGCATGGGGATCATGCTGGCGCCCTGCTTGCCGAACAGTTTCATCGCTTCGGCGCTCTTGCTGGGCCCGTCGGGCATTTTCGAGAACGTGTCGGCGACTTTCGGGAGCAGCTCGCTCATGGGGAGGATCTGCCCGTGCGCGTCGGTGAACCCGATGCCGAGCAGCTTGGTCATGGCTGCGGCCTTCCTGCCGTTGTCGTTCGCCGTGTTCAGGTTTTTCGCGAACGTCTGCAGGCTTTTCTGCGACGTAGCCGCGCCGATGCCGACCTGCTGGAACGCGCCGCGCAATGCGCTGGCCTGCTCCACTGTCCCGCCGGTGATGCGCTGGTAGCCTTTGATGCCGCTTGCGGCGGACTGGAAGCTGCTCATGCTGCTCTTGGCGAATCCGGCCACGGCGGTCGCGGCCCCGGCGGCGGCTGCGGTCGCCGCGCCTTTGAGCATGCCCCATTTGGACTGCTCGCCCTGCACTTTGCCGGTGAGCGATCCGATGGACTTCTCGGCTTTGGACGCGTCGGCCAGTATGTTGATGATGAAATCCTTGGAAGCCATGAGCTCACCTTCCTGCCTGTCGTTTCATGTCGCGGATCTGCTCGGCTTCCTGCGCTACGACGCGGTCGCAGGACACGGCCAGCGTCAGCCACACGTTCAATGGCAGGCTCCACACGTTGCTGTGGGTGATGCCCGGCCAGTGCTGCGCCTGGCAGATCACGAGGATCCGCGACCACACCTGGTCGCGGATCCATGGCTCGTCGTCGATCAGCCGCTGGAAGCCAACGTCGCGTGACGCCCTTTCGGAGCGCCGGAGATTGGTTCTTTTGGGACTGGCCCAGCCGTAGTGTCGTCAGCGGGCAGATCCTGCTCGTCCGCCTGCAGCCGTTCCTGATACCATTCCAGGCTGTGGTCGCACAGCTTCTTCCAGTTCACCGCGATGCCATGCTTGTGCAGCGCGAACCAGAAGATCAGCGGCAATGCGAGCGCGTCCTGCTGTTCGATGCTGTCGATGTCGGCCATTTTCATGCCGGAGGCGATCTGGAATTCGGCGACGAG